TCGTCTTCCTCCCCCATTGTAAACAAAGATTTCCCATTATAGCAGTCCGGACTGAACAGTCCCTGCTTATGGGTGACCTGGGTAAATACCTTCGTCTCCCCGGGAGCGATTTCTTCATGGTTGAAGATCAGGCTGTATCCCTTTTGATTTTTGATCACGACCTGCTTAATATTATCGGACCAGCTGTAGGTCTCCATGACATTGCCGAATCCCTTCGGAAAATACCGGAAATCCAATGCGCAGGGATCTTCTTCGGTGGCATATTTCATGTATAATACGCTGTCCTGAAACATTCCGATGTGAACTCCCGGATTCACAATTCCCACAGCATCCGCTTCAATCTCTTGTGTATTTTTTGACCCGTACCCCCTTTTTTAGAGGCCAAATCGCGGAAGCGCTTCAAAAATTTTTGCACCTAGAAAACTTTTGGGGCTTCGGAACCCGCACCGCCCCCGCCGGCGGGGGGCAGTACCTTTTTCCAAATGACAAAAATTCCTAGAAAAATGGTAGAAAGTGGCAAAAAATGGGTCAAAAACAGTGATTTTTCGCCGTCAAACCATCTAAAAATCGGAGAAAAATTCATCCAAAACCGCCAAAAATAGCCAAAAAATCCACCTCAAAACCTTTCTAAAAGGCGGCGCAGAGCTGGCCGGGGCTATCCTAAAAGGTAGGGCAGCGGGGTCATCCTGGCCGCCGATCTGCCGGAGCTGGCAGGCTGTCGCCGTGCTCATCGGGGCGGCGCTGCTATCCTTAAAGGTGGCGGCGGGGCGCTGGCAGGCGGTGAAGGTCTGGCAGGGTGGCGGGGCTGGCTGTCTATCCTATATGGTGTGGGGCGGTCGTCGGTGGTGGGCTGCTGCCTATCTCCTATATAGTAGCAAGATGGGCAAAGAAAAAGAGGCAGGGCGGGCCGGGTGGCCTGCTCTGCCTCTTTGTTATGTGGTCAATGTTCTTCGGTCTGGCCGCTCTCATCGGTGGGCGGCGTGAACCCGTCGCGCTCCATCCGTTCGGTGCAAGCCTGCAAGATATAGCCCTGTACACTCTGCCCAGCGGCAGCAGCGGCAGCTTTTATTTTGGCTGCATCTTCCTGCCGTGGCTTTAAGCTGATTTGTGCGCACTTTGCCAAATACCGATTATTCGTTATTTTTTTCTTCTCCGAAATCTGCATTTTATCCCCCTTTCGATTTCTGTACATATTATAGCAGAATCGCAAGCATTGTACAATGCAAAAATGCACAGTTTTGTGAACGGTTTTTTGTTCAAAAAGTAGAAAGCATTGTACAATGCTTGACATTTCTTTCTTTGCATTGTACAATGCAATCGCAACAAAGGACAGCCGCAAGGTAGAAAGAGGTAAACCGCATGAAACTTTCCGAAAAAATCGCTGCCGTTGAATCCGGTGAGTATTCTGCAACATGGACGACCCCCGCCGGGTCAACCATGAAAGCCGTCGATTATGGCCTGTACTACGTTGTTTACCGCAACGGTGAGCCGGTGGGCGCAATCGACACCCCCGATGAACTGGACACTTTCGCCACCGCGAACCACTACACCGCATGACCCCGCCGGATACCTCAGCAGGGCCGCACCGTAAAGCGACCCAGCCCCACCGCCCCGCCGGGGCAAATCCAGACAGAAGGGAGTGAACTGCATGAGCAAAGAGTTTTTCAAGCTGCCGGAATCCGACAAGCGGAAAATCTGGGCTGCTCTTCTTGCCGAATGGCAAAAGAAAAAGCCCGCCACCCGCTGAGCAGGTGACAGGCTGCAAGATGTGATTTAGCAAGTCCTCATCTTGTAGCCAGTTTACCACAGATAGGGGGTGAGAGTCAAGCGGATACTTTGCAAGGGCTGCACCGCACAAAGCAACCCCTGCCCACTACTCCGGCAGCCCGCCGGGAGAATATCCCGAACACACCACAACAAGCAAAGGAGTGTTGAATCATGAGAACGAAAATCACCGCCGCCGCGCTGGCTCTGGCATTCGCCACGCTGGCAGGCACCGCACCGAAGGCCGCGGCGCAATGCCCGTACACCCCCGGCCCCCTTGGCCGCTACATCGCCCCGGCCATTGTGCAGGGCATGACGGCAGACCGGGACGGCGTGCAGGTCTGGTGCTCTGATGAGCTGGACGGCGACGACTGGTATTTTCTGGTCGATGCACAAACCGACCTGCGGATCTTCGACCGGGTCCAACTGGTCGTAGACGACAGCGGCACCCCGGACGATTTCAGTGATGACAAAGTGATTGACACGCTGTATTGCCACGACTACACCGAAGAGGATTGACGAAAGGAGCCTGCACCATGCGTTACCAGATTGTTTACATGAAGCAGGGTTTACCCCTCACCACTTGGGCGGATGACGCCGACCGGGCGCAGCGGTTAGCCGCACAACTCCGCCGGGCTGGTTACTCCGTCGATGTGTGGCAGCACACCGACGAAGGCGCACGAAAGACCAGCCTTTGACCCCCGCTGGACGCTCTAGCAGGGTTGCACCGCAAAGCAGCCCCGCCCCACAGCCCCGGCAGCCCGCCGGGGCATATCACGAAACGGAAAGGAGGTGTTTACATGGTTTGTTGTTGGATATACTCCGCCGGGCCGGATCAATGCCAGTGCTACAACGTGGATGACGAAAACTTGGCTGATTTGGCAGCGCAAGAGCAGTTTTTGGAGGACTTCCGCGCCCAGCGCACCGCACACCCAGCTTTATATCGGCAGTTGCTTAATATGCTGGTGCCTGCCGCCGATGCTATCCCCATGCGCGATTATACCGGCCTGCCGTTCTGACAGCCAGCCCCGGCACGCCGCCGGGGTTTTCTGATACTCCATCACGAAATCTTCTTGTATTTTATTGCTTTTATTTGCGTTTTGCTTTATCATGTCAGTAACGAAATCTGAAACAAAATGCTGATTCTGTACACGAAATTCGCTTTTTTGTGATTGAATTGGACTTTTCCGTGTTCAAAACTCCAACTCATTCACGAAAGCCACACGAAATGGAGTCTTTTCATGGATGAAGTTGAATTTTTTGCCCCGTGGCGGCTTGTGGCCACTTTTGCTGACGGCTCACGTCTGCTGTTCGACGGTCTGACGGAAGAACAGGCCAAAGAGGCGATGGAAGCCGCCCAAGAAGAGCACGGGGATATTTCCTACTGGAATCGGGTGACGGACCAGAACTATGAGGATGGCCGCTACTACAAGACCGTCCCGCAGCCTCCGTGCATCAACATCGTGGACTACGAAGACTACACCGGGCCACTGGATGAAAACGGTCTGCCTGCTGGTCTGGCTGACCAGATTGCCCGCGCCAACGAAGAGGAAGGCCGCGACCCGAACGAAGCGCAGATCATCATCAAGCGCCACGCCCCGCCGGACTCTGAGCCGCCGCACAAAAAGTAAATCACGAAAAGCAAACAGCCCGCCGGGTCGATGACCTGACGGGCTTATGGTGTTGAAAGGATTCTGTTATGCAAGATTACATGGAGATGCCAGACGTTGTAACCCCCTTCAAAATTGGAGGCTTCACGCTTTATGTTTATGCCTACCGCCGACTTTCGCCGCGTGAGGGCGCAGAAATGGTTCGTCAGTACCTCATGCAGAAGAAATTGCGAAAGCTCCCAAAATCAGGCTCTGGCAAACTCATAACCGTGATTGGTTTTGACGAAACGAACGTATAATTCTTTCGCAAAGCCACTCCGCTTCCGTTTCTGACCGCAGTGTGATGCAACCTTTGCTTCCGGGCCACACTTCAATGCCGCCATCCTCACGGCTGCTTATGGACCACAAAATTTTGTTTTCCATCCCTCGGCACTCCGCCGGGGGATTTTTCATTATTTCCTCGATTTCTTTATCGCCAATTTCATACTCTGCACCGATTTCCGGCAAATTTTCATCGGTCAATTCAATTCTGATTCCCATTTTTCAAGACCTCCGTAATCCTCAGCACATCTTTTGCGAAACGCAGCGTTTTCACGAGATCTTCTGTGTTCTTGAAGCGAACCACGGCACCTGCGTTTGAAATCAATTCAACGCCACCGTCCGGGGCCATTCTCACAAACCGGCACAGTTCGCCTTCTTCCCGTGCGGCCTGCTGCTCTTTGGTTTCTTCGATAAAACAGGTTTTGAGTGCGTTCTCTGCGTCGCAATATACGCTCCTGTCGCTCCGCACCAGCCTATACATTCTTCCGGGCAGCACCCGAACCTTTTTCCTGTTCTTTTTGCCCATAGTTTTGTCCTCCTTTGCACAAAACCCGGTAGGCCAACTGCCCGCCGGGTTATTTCTATGCTTATTTTCAGATTTTCGGGGGAGTCGTGTTTGTTTTTCCACGGCATTGAACACGATTTTGCGGAAGCGCTTGCGCGTGAAGTTCCATAGGCCGCCTTGCCTATAAGAGAACGTCCCCTTCTGCCCAAGCGTCCGCCCGCGGCTTGCCCTCGCGCGCATTTAACGCACGCGATAATAAAGCGGGGCATTCCGGGAGCCGTTCTAAGCCTCTTCCCAACAGAGACAGAGCCACATTCCGCAGGTACTTCAAGTGCTGCACACTGTATGGCACTTCTGTCTGTACCTCTCGCCATTTTTTGTGGCCGATGTAGAACTCCGTCAGAATCGTATTGTGGCCACTGTCGAGTCGGTTCATTTGTTCCCGGATGAGGTCTTGATCTCTGAGCAACACGGCCTTCTGGTTTTCCAGCCTGCGCAACTGGTCCCCAATGCCCAGCTCTTCCATCTTGCAAGCCATCGCTGCGGTACTATCGCCCGGTGCGCCGCCACGGGGCATTCCGTCGGTTCCCATGCCCCGCATAGGGTCAACTTCGTCGTTCAGTGCGGCACACTGGCGGCGGATGATCTCTATCCGCTGCGGAATGTCTGCACAATACTTCAAGATTGCCTCCGCCTCATGTACCTTCACTGCTCAATCCTCCCGAAAATCAAACTACTTTTCCGAAAATAGGTCCAAGCCCATCTGTGCGTTCCGGCATAGCACCCATGCCGTAAATATCCTCGATGGTCTTGTTCAGACGCTCATATGCTACCTTCTCGCCGCCCGATTCTTCCGCCCAACTCAAAAAGAGCTGATACTTTTCCTTCGTTCCTCGCTTCACAGCCTCGATCTGCTCTGGGGTAAAACCCATTTCTTCGGCAGCTACCACAAAGAAGCGAATCTCCATCTTAGCCGTATCACGCCATTCGGCAAAGGTTTCAAACTCGCGTTTCGTGCGGGGCAGCTTTCCCGCCGGGAGAAGAAATTCTTCCGGCATCAGGTGTGCCGTTGCCTTTTCGAGCAGCTTGCGGGCCATCGGTTCACCGTGCCTGTTCCGGTCGAGAATGTAGCGGCTGATTGCATTGTTCATTTTCAGCGTCAGGACAGCCGAGCCGCACTGCCCCAGTTGCAGAATATCATGCGCGGCAGCAATGGCACAGCGCTGCACCACCCACCCGATTGCCTCACGGTTCAGCGGCACAACTTTCTTCGTCTTTCCAGTGCCAAGCCGCTGTGCTACGGCGTTCTGGATACTTTGGCGGCTGTATGCCGGCCTCTTCGCCCTACTCTTGCCCATACAATCCCTTTCCCGCCTGCTCTGCCAGACGTTTCCACTCTTTCATCTCTGCTTTCGTATCCTGGGTGATGATCTCGACAAAGCCCCAGCCCTTCGGCTTTGCGATCAGGTCGATAAAAAGCCTGCGGCGGTAGATATAGTCCCGCTGCATCTTCCGTGTAAACTTGCTCTTGATTTCCACCACGTCTACCCGACCGTCTGCATAGATGATTTTATAATCTGCCGTATAGTGCGCCGCCGGGAGCTTGATGCAGCAATACTCTTCTTCCGGTAGCAAGGTCCACTTCGGGTGTGGCGTCGCCTCTTTGATTTTGCCAGACTGAATACCAGGCAGAATCGTGCCTATGTAGTACACATATTCGCCGTATGAGTCAAATGTCTTGCCAAACTTTCCCGCGGCGCTGGCTGCTGCGGCCATAGGCTGCGGAGAGGTACACTTTCCCCGGTATCTGGCCGCAATCTGTGCTTCTGCCTGCGCCCGGTACTTCGGTGGCAGGTCGTCCAGCTCCATTCTGGTTCTCATGGTTGTCCCTTTCTGCTCAAAATCACATAACACTGCGGCTCCGTCACTTCCCAGCCGTCTTCCCTCCGCTGGTCAGACTGATGCAGCTCTTCCGGGTCATAGACCACGCATTTTTCCAGCGTCCAGCCCGGAAAGCGTGTTCCCCACCAGTAGGCGTCATTCTGCATATCGCCGCAAGCTGTGTGCAACTGCTTCCGACTCCACTTGGTGTCATTCGGCGGTTGCTCCACCGGCAATTTCAAATTTTTGCTTTCCACGCAGATTCGCTCTTTGTGGCCGTAGATGTAGCCCACTGTGCCATGCTTGCCCTGTGTGGTTCCGTCATTGCCCAGCAGCTTCTTCATATCAATGCGGTCTGCATTCATCGTTCCCAGCGGTTCGTACTCATTTGTGCCGGGAATGCGCCGACGCCAGAGGTCTTCCAGCATCTCACGAAACTCGCGACGGTCGTTCTGACTCAGCCCCGCGCACTCCACGAAGCCGTGCATATGTAACCGGCCAGACTCGCCCTTGCGCACCGCCCACAGCATCAAGCGGATTTTGTCCCGGCTTACGCCAAACCTCTTGCAAGCCGCCGCGACCACCCGGCGCTTATAGTTTACAACTTCCCGCTTGCAGTCCAGAATGTCGTCCGGCAGGAAAGCTTCTTCAAAGGTCCCGGTGAGGAAAAATCCGTACTTGTCAAAATTTGCAATGGCCTTTCTCTGCTTTTTGCGCAGAGAGGACATCTTATTTCTGGATTTCTGGTCTGTGCTGGACTCTTTCCGCTTTTTCCCTCTCGCTTTGTGCTCCTGCGGGGTGATGGAATAGAGACACACAGCCATATAGCTATCGCCGCAGAGGATTTTCTTTTCTCTGATATAGTTCCTGCGCATCTCCATCCCCACCCTGCTTCGGTCAACTTCCTGTGTTATTTTCTTTTCTGTGAACCATCACAGTCACAGAAATAACGGGTATACAAGCTCCCCAAGAGAGGACTTCCACCCCTTCGTGTTTATTTGGACGCTTTGTTCGTCATCACTGCAAAACCAAGCTGTTGAGATACGGCAGCACCTCACCGCCACAGGACGATGTGAACAACTTAAAATTCTGCTTAAGCACATGGTAGTAAAGCTCATTGCTCACTTTCTTCGAGCCAGTGTCGCGCTGCTCTTTAACCATCCTGTTTACTTGGTTGCGGGACAGCCCCATCGCCATCAGCAGTTTTTTGAGGCGCTTAGTTGTCATACTCGCTTCTCCTTTCGTAAAATTCGCAGCTATCCTCCGGGTCTGTATCTTCCGTGCCTTTCGGCGACAGGTAGTTGTAGCAGAACCAGCTTTTTGCATCGTGCCAGTAGCAGGTACAGCAGGTGTTTTCAGGCTCCATGTCGGCCTCCTTCATAGAAGCGCTCCATTGTTTCCCGGTACACTTTGTAGCACTCCGGGCATAAATCCCCGACGCCAAAGAAGTTTCTCGTCTCAAGCGCCCAGCCATCCAATGCCTTCTGGTCAAACAGACCATCATCGAACCGTTCTGCAAATACCTGTTTCCTGCATCGGTTACAGATGAACATTGCGCCGTTTCGTCTCATTTCCGGCCTCCTGTTTTTCATTGAGCTTCACTACCGGCTGCGGCTGATCGGAACGATTCAGCGGTTTGTCGAACCGCACATTTGTCCAGTCGCCCTCCGGCTTGTCGTGCCACGCCAGCGCATGGCGGATACCCAGCCAGACTGTTTCGGCGCGGTACGGAATACGCATACCGTCTTCGATGAGCGGGTGGCAGGCAAACATTTGATATGCTCTGTCCATGTCATCCTGCATCATGTTCCGGTTTTCCAGCGCCCGGTAAAAATCTTCTTTTTTATCCTCTGCCGTTTTGAAACGCTTTGCAGCCATGTCGGCATAATGCTTTGTCATGCAGAGGTCTTCGGCCAGATCATGAAACTGCCCCATGTGCAGCCGCAGGTACATCTCACAGGCCACCTGCACAGCCTCGGCCACCGGGCGGCTCATGGTCAATGTGACAGTCTCCACCTCTGCCGGTGCATTATTTTTCCTCGCCATAGTGCGGCTCCTTTGCTCCCGGCCAACGACGGCGCTGGCTGCGTTCAAACTTTCGAGCCATCGCTGCCACCTGAATAGCTTCTACTGCCAGCGCAACCGCATGATCGTACACATCTTTCGTGGAAATCTGCGGATTATTGGAATAAACACCCAGCCACAAGGCATTTAATTCCCGGTGCAGATGATTCATTTCCCGCGCTGCTTCCACAGTTTCTTCTTGGATAACGCCAGCGCCTTCATGTGCGCTTGCAAACATCCGAAATTTCCTGTTGGCTGCGGCCAGTTCAACTTTGACCAACCGTTTTACATCGCTCTTTACAGCATCCATCGTTATTCCTCCACTAAAACCACATTAGACCAGTTTGTGTGATATTCTTTTCCGTTGATTCTCACCGTAACAGTATCGTTATAGGTGCTGTTATAAACTCCGTCCGGCGTGCCTTGTGCCAGCAAATACCCGTTCGGCAGGTAAACATACACCGTTTCGCCATGAGTTTCATTGTCTTTTGTGTAATTTCCCGGAACCGCATCACAGCCCGCCATTGTTTCGCACAGCGCAGCAGCGCAGGCAGTCACGACCAGCAGTTTCAAAACTTTACGCATCGTTGTTTGTCACCTTTCTTGCAACATTCTGGTTGTAGCAGTCTTTGCAGCTATACAGCTTCCAGACAACATCTCCGGTCTTTTCTTCTCCGCAGTAGACCATCGGCTTACCGCAATTTTGGCAAATCGGCCATGCCGGGATTTGAAACGGCACAACATTTTCAGCCGGTTCTGCATCCAGAAACGCCACCATTGCAAGCCGAAGCTGACTTTGGTATTCCTTGATGTTTTCAGGCAATGACGCTTGCTTTATTTTTTCGCAGTCCGCCTTCAGTCGCTCCGCCATCTTCGTTGCATTGATATACTTGTCGGCCATCTTTACTCTTTTTCGTCCTCCTGCTCGCTCAAATCCTCGACGTCCGCGGCGTCTCTCGTTTTCCTTGCCATATCGGCAAGGGCATACAGGCCAGACTTTGCCAAAGGTTCCAGCTTAACAGGAATCACAGCGCCGCGTACCACCATGCCATCCTTGATGACGTAATACCGACCGCCGCTTGCCATCTTCCGCACGCAGTATTTGAAATAGCCGCTCTTGCGCATCTCATCCGCCACCGGCATGATCTGTTTTGCATCCACAAAACCGACCGTGCGGGAAGTAGGCTCTATCATCGGGAGCAAGTTGCACCCGCAATAGCGAATGCTGATTCTGCCGTTCTCGCAGTCCAGCTCACCGCTGGCCGTATCGTCAAGGTTCATGCCCTCGATGTGCCGAATGTCATCCGGGCAGTCGCTTTCAAAGTGAATATCGTTCCACTCTTTTTCACCGATGCCCAGCAACGCCGCCAACTCCCTTTCGTTCTGCGCTTTGGGAAAGTCCGTCAGCGGGAAGATTGCGGTTTTTGTGCCGATGTACAGATCACAGCTCTGCCCATCGTTGTAGAACACCTTGTAGAGCTTGCAATACTCATCGGCTTTGATGAGCTTTGCGATTGCTGCCAGTTTCATTTGCTTCTCCCTTCATTTTCGATCAGTTGAACCTCAAACGTGGTGTATTCCGGGTAGTGGCTTTTTGCCAACTCCTTGGCCTTTTCGACTGCCCACTCTGCGCTGATCGCGTCCAGTCGGTACGGCAGCCATGCAGGCAGTCCACGTCCGCCGGATGCTTTCAGCAGGATATAATATCTCTGCATCGGCACATCCTCCTTTTGATTTTGGGCAATCCCGGAATCGAACCGGGGCGGGCCTGTCCCTATGCTCATGAAAAAGAGCCGCCGCGGCGGGCGGCTCTTGTGCTTGGAGCTGTGCTATTTGGTTTTCAAGATTTCTTCCGCCTCGCTCTTGTGCTTCAACACGCTGTCTCGGCAGCTTGTTCCTGGCTCCCGGAGCCTTTCCAGCGGGCAGTTCTTACACGGGAGAAGTATTCTTTTTCTCCGCATCGCCCTGCACAGGACACTTCTTGCGGCCAGCAAATCTCCGGTTTTCATCATGCCACCAGATGCAGCCAGCAGAATTTGACCAGTGCGGCAGGTACGAGGAAAATCACAGCCGCCCACAGTGCCACAACGGCCAGCAGAAGCAGAATGCCTAGCGTTTTTACAAATCCATCCATTTTTCCTTCCTCCTGTTATTCCAGCTCATCGCCCCACGCATCCCAACCGGGGGTGCGCTGGCGTGCAAACAATTCAATGCGGGGAATGTCTCCCAACAGTTCAACAATGTGGCGGCGGGCTTCGTCCGGCTTTACGCTGTGCGCTTGCACCGGAGACTCGATTATTTGATGCACCGAATGGCTTTTTACCAGCTCTTTCGCCTTGAATCCCGGTGTAATTCCAAGCAAGCACACTTCGGCGTTGGCGCGGGTATACGCCCCCATCCCGTAAAAGTTTCCGCCCGACTTGTATTTTTTCACCCAGACGAAAGCAGCGGTTTTGTATGTAAAGCCCCACGCTTTCATGACTTGCAGTGCATCCGGGATGGTCGGGAAAGTTGCCCACATGAACAGCGCGCACCCTTGCCCCCCCCCCGCAAGCTGGCGAACAGGCAACGCGCAAATGTCCTCGACGGCCATCGTGTGATAATGCTGCGCCGCATTCCCGCGGCTCTTGGGACCAGTGCCATGCTGGCGATAGCTCCACGGCGGGTCTGCATAAATCACGGCGTACTTCTTATCGGGAAAATCCATTTTTATCCTCCACTGTAGTCGGTTTCCATATTCCCTCTGGTGTCGGAATCACCGCCCGGTCATCCCAGTATTCATTGGCGCCCACCTTGCGGGGGTCATTTCCAAAGAACTCTTTCCACGAAGGTAGATTCTCATTGACTGCATCAAAATGCAGCCCCCACTTCTCGCAAGCGGCAACCGCCTCTTCGAGCGCTTTGCCCTCCCGGCAGGTCCAGAGAATCAGACCGGCGCCTTCTGACTGCTCTAGTCTGGCGGCGGCGATGACAGGGAGAAAAGGCTCTCCGATAGCGGGATACCTGTTCTCGCATAAGCACCCGTCAAAATCAATCGCTATCGCTTTCTGCATCCCGCTCGATTCCTCCTGTCTTGTCGAAAGTAACGGGATTCTTTTGGACGATGGCTATCCCGCCTTGGTTTTTCGACGGATCAGGATACCCACAGTCCAGTGTTCTCCCGGTGTTCGTTTCATGACACCCGCTATTTGGGTTTGCAGATTTCATGCTATTGCTGGCAAGACTATCAAAGCTGTATGCTACTGCGTGTTCATGTCCTTTTGTTATTGTGAACTGAGGATCGCCAGCATTTCCTATGCCCAAGCCCGTTCTGCGGCCAAGAGCCTTGTCCCGTGTTGCCAACATCGTATTTATCGGATAGCACGGATTCTCTGTTTTTTCAAATACCGTTTGGTCTTGATGCGTCGCCAGCGTTGCCGAAAGCTCCTTTTGAACGAGTGCTCCTTTGCCGCCGCCTTCACATCCACTACGAATTTTCATGGTGTAGGCTTCATGCTGCCCCCCCCCCGCTGGGTTTTGATGCCACCATTCGATCATGCCATGAATAGCAGTCAGCAGTAAGTCCGGCAACTTCTTTCCCCTGCGGGATGCGCGGGTCAAAATTCCATTGAGTGCCTTTTCGCTCAAAAGTGACCATTCCGGCGGATTGTCCACGAGTATCGCAGACAGCGTATACTCTGCGCCTGCGCTGGGGAACTCCCCAGTATTGAGCGTTGACAATTCGATAGGCAACAGCTCCGTAGTTTGCGAAGCCCCCCCCATTTTCCATGTTGGAGAATAGGCTTGTCTGCTCCACCTCCGGCAAATTCTCTGAGGTGAAGCAGCTCATTGAGGACAACTTCAAAATCCTTACCTCCATTTGACGACAGTGCGCCGGGAACATTTTCCCAAATCACAAAGCGTGGATACTTTCCGCCTGTTGCATTCAGCATTTCCCGGATGATGCGTATTGCTTCCCGGAACAATCCTGACCTTGCGCCATCAAGGCCGGCTCTTTTTCCTGCAATACTCAGATCTTGGCACGGCGAACCGAACGTGATAATATCCACTGGCTCAATTCTTGACCCCTTGATTTCCGTCACGCTCCCAAGGTGCTTCATGCTTGGCAAATGTGTTTTTGTAACAGCAATCGGGTAAGGCTCGATTTCGCTTGCCCATACCGGACGACCGCCGCACATAGCAGCGCACAGCGGCATCGTTCCGCTTCCATCGAACAGGCTTCCCAGTTTTATTTCTCTGGGATGTTTTTCCAGTTCTCGGAACGCGCTCTTGACAAAAAACAAGGCGTTTGGCAAAGCCATCCCGTTACCCCACATGGCGTATTCTGCCGCCATGCTGTGCAACTCATCATGCCAGCGCATCAACGCCCAGTCGCTTTCCCGGCTGTCTGCTCGCATAATTTTTTGGCTTGGCCGTTTACCTTTGATTTCGCAATCTCTGGCATACACCTCACGCCAAAACGGAATTTCATCCAGTGAAGTCAGCGGCGCTATCTCTGCCCAGCCATCCGGGAAACCTTGTAGGCGTCCACATTCCAGCGGAATCAAGCGGCGAACCACCCAATCCGGCGTTTGATTCTTTTCGCAAACAGTCGTTTCCGACCCCGCTCCCAACGCTCCACCAGATTTTTTAATCGTTCCGGCCACGCCATCCTCAACATAATTATCGTAGCTCTGTTCTCTGAATGCCGCCATCTTTCCATCCGTTGACTGGAGCACCGGATTTATGTAATTCAAGCTCCATCCCCCTTCTCCTTTTGCCTGAAGTGTTCCGCTCACTTCGCCATTCACTCGGTGGTTTCTCGCATCATAAGCTACCGCATGACGATCTACCGTATTTAACGTAAAGGAGGCATCTGCCCTCACACCGCTTCCGTTCTGGTCTGTGTTTCTGTCTACCATATTCCCGGCCATACACATCACCGAATCATCTTCCATTCTTGCCCCCCCCCGCAAACCAGAAACCCTTGTGAGCGCATGGCAGAAGCGCTATTCAGCAATGACGGCGCAACACCATTTGCATCATAGACTCTTGCTCCTTGCGGAAACTCCGGCGTCAAGCAGTTCAATTCCATTTGTTTTCCCTCAATTCTTTTCTTGCACGGACGGCCAGAATCGAACTGGCTCACCTGCTCATAGGGGATAGTCGGGAGCAGGTGCATCCCATATTCGTCCGCATATCTACCCGCCCGGTGAAGAGAGAGCCGGGCGGGGCGGCCACGATGGTGGCCTTCCGCTTTTGGCCTGCGCGTATTGAACAGGGTGTTTCTGCGCTCACACTGCGGCGCACCCGTTCGCAGCTTATTCATGCGGGTGCGACTTTTGCGGATTAGCAGCCCGGCGTTTCATCCGAGGCTTAGACGGTAGGGGGTGCGTCTGCTGTATAGCACTTTTCCGCAATGCTGGCAGGCTATGATGAAAAACGCGCCAGCTTCCATGAAGGTCGGCACGGACGAGGTTCGGCCTCGCGTTGTCGGCATTTCTGTGCCAGAGGAAACGCCCCGTGCCACATAAAAGCAGCCCCGCTTCTGCGGTGCGGGGCTGCTTATTCGCCCTATACGCAGGAATGATGCTTTGTATCAGCAGCACCGTTTTCCTCATAGTGCCTGCATTCCACGTTGTACCCACTGCACGGCGCACACTTTCCGTCGGTGATTCTGAACGTATGCTTGCACTGTTTTACGTCATTCGTTTTTACACACTTGCGCGGGGCGCTGCTGGTGTATGTACTTCTTGCCAAGCTCTTGACCTTCCTTGCTTTATATAAATAAGTATTCCGACCCAAAGGTTTTGGGTTGCGGCGCTTGTCCTGCGCTACTTCCCAGCGCTCCGGCGGATTGAAGTTTTTCCGCGGCTTTGTCCAGATTGTGAAGCTGCTGAAATCGCTTTCCCATGTTCCGAATGTTTCATCCGCCCACTTGAGTATTTCTTTTACGGCTTCCGGTAATCCAAATTCTCCATCGCATAGAGGTCCCGGCACTTCCGCAACATCCGGCATGGCTACTGGCAGTTCTATCCGCTCACCATTCGGAAGATCATAGTAGGCGGTACACTCGCTCACTTTTCTACCTCCATGATGTGCGTGGCGATCATGTCAGCCATGTGCAGGCACAGGGCTTCCGGGCAGCGGTCGTACACCTTACTGAGCGTATTCCAGTTCTGTTCGCCGGTATATGCACCCATATGCCAGCGGATAGCAAGGATTTCTTTATCTGTCAGGTGAATCCAGTTCTGGATGCGGATGACAGATTCCTCACCGTGACCCAGCAGTTCAGTATCTCTATACTGATAGCTTCCATCCTGCTTTTTGATGTACTTTCCAGCCTTGCAAACGTCATGGAGCAGAGCAGCGGTCAAAACCGCATTCTTGTCGCACTTTGCAAACTGAGGCATCTTTTCACACAGTTCCAGCGCTGTCCTCGCCACATTGAGCGAGTGCAGTACCAAACCGCCAGAGACGTTCAGATGGTGCTTTGCGCTGGCGGGTGAATTGTAGAAGTCCACTTCTTCCAGTACAGCCATCAGCGCCGCACCGCCCGACCTGCCTTCAATGGCCTGCACCAGAAGCCGTCTGTACTCTTTCTTTAGGAGCGCCTTGTCCATAGTCGTTCTCCTTTGTTATGCTTCCTGCATCACGTTCTGAGCAGCGTCTGCCGCTGCGCTCTTGTCAGCCGCGGCATTGTCCACTCCCTTGTCTTTCCATGCCTCTTCCAGCGCCAGCGGGAGAGCAACCGTAATATCCGCCAGCCGCCTCTTTGCAGCTTTCCAGTCATTCGCACCCAGCATGACAGTCTGTGCCAATGTGGTAATCAGCAGGTTCTGCAGTGTGGTGGTGTCACCATTCAAGTACATATCTGCGTGTCCCTCATTGTTCAGCAGCACTTCGATTTTTGCCTTGAGTTCTTCATCCATATCGTTCGTCCTTTCTTTATTATCTGAGTTTTCGTTCGATGGCGGCACATCCCGGAGTCGGCACCGGGCGGCGGGGCCATGTCGAATCCCCGCCTGCACTGGCTGTGCCATATAAAAGAGCGGCGACGGATGGGCGCCACTCCTGCCCATGCGGGCCGCCCCGCTGTATTCTTTCCGCCCCTAGCAGGTGAGGCTCCGGCCTTACGGACGCCGGGCGGCTGGCCCCCTCGTGGGTAGCCGCATGGTGGGCGGGTAGGTCTGCCCATGCCTTTCTGGGTCAATCAGTCCAGTCCCAGTCTCGGACTTCGTTGCTCCAATCGCATGCGATGTCGACCATCTCATCCACCAGCAGCGGCACCGCCCACGCAACGCTTACGGCTCTTGCGTCAAAGTTGATTCCGAAGATGCTGCAAACGCCCCATGTCAGTGCTTCGAGAATTCCCCAGATGATCCCGAATACCAGCGTGCTCTCCAGAAAATGCAGCGTATCGCGGCAAAAGCGCCGCCAGTTGAACTTCTTGTGAAAATTTTTCAGACTCATTGTTTTTCCTTTCTACTCCATGTGAAACAGGCTGGTTTGACTCGTATGTTCTGCAAATCTTTCTTCTTCTGCTGAAAAATAAAACGGGTCGATTTCAAATCCAATAAAATCAAGCCCTGCTTCGTAAGCTGCTATGCGGCTGCTCCCACTGCCAAGGTGCGTATCGAGAATCTTTTGCCCCGGTTCTGCGTAGTTCTTGAAAATCCAGTCATACAAAGCAACAGGCTTTTGAGTCGGATGGATACGCTTCTCGTTCAAGCTCTTATTGCCCTGCATCGTCCCGCCGTCCGTGATGCTCTTTCCTTGCATCATTCCAGACCACATATATCGGAACATCCGCACTGTGGAAAATAAGTTGGTCGCTGCTATCTCACAGTCTGAAAAGCTGGAATTGCCGTTGCACTTGTCCCACACAATCCGCCCAGTTGCAAATTTATAATCGAAGTAGTTGCAACCCCATATAATATAGTGTCGGCTGATACGAAGCAGCTCCCGGAAGTATTCCGGCCCCGGCCTCACCCAAGCGGGAGAAATCGGGTAATCCCGATGTACACCTATCTTGCTGACCTTAGAGCCGTAGTATCCACGTCGCTCTGGGCCGGAAAAGTACGGCGGGTCTACAACGGCCAAGTCGAAATAGTTATCCGGGAACAATTCCATTGCTGGTAGGCAGTCCACATTGTAGCAATGGTTCAGCTCAAAAACACAGCCCATACTCACTCCGCCGGGTTCTCCGCCCGATACCTAAACCGCTGCTTTGCGTTGTACAACCGCTGCTGTCCCAGTTCTGCGCTGTACCCGGCACGACCATTCGCATCCATCTTGCCGGTGTCCCCGCGCTTCAGCTCCTTATAAATGGTGGAGTAGTTGAAGCTCATCGCTCTGGAAATTCCAGCGATGCTCTGTCCTGCATTATACCGGGCTTCCAGTACCTTGCGGTCATCCTGCGTCATGTGTTTCGCCATCCTGTTCCCTCTCTTTCCCGAAAAATGCGCAAAAAAATAACGCAAGAGATTTCGCTAGATTTCTCTTGCGTTATCTCTTGCGTTTATTTTACAATCTCACCAAGTATTTAACCTAATGATATGAATTGTGTGGACATATCCAAAAAGAAAGGTGAACTGTAAAATGTAACAGGGTGAA